ATAGTAATTAAAGGGCTGGATATAAACTACGATCTGTTATCCCAAGACGAAAAAAATAAACTACTTTTAAATGCTCCACTGTCTGGATTTTGTAGTCCAAATATAACTAGGATAGGAAAAAAGTGTCTAGTTGATTTGCATCAAACTGAAGAAGCGATAACTTATCTTATGGAACGATATCCGCAATTTAATTATAGTAAATTAATGCTTGGCGGCCACAACGATGGTATTTTTAGTGTGTTAAAACCAGGAGTGGTCATTGCCGGGCCGTGGTTCAAAGGTCGAGAGCATAATTTTAAAGGCTGGGAAGTAATTTATTTCAATGATACACGATGGGAAGATGTGGGGAAATTTCATGACCTAAAAGAACAGAATAGGGGAAAGTGGTGGGTTCCGGGAGAGGAGGAGAACTATGAATTTACTAAATTTGTAGAATCAGTATTGCCTAATTGGACCGGGTTCGTTGAAGAAACTATTTTTGATTTAAATTGTTTAGTAGTTGATGATCGACACGTTGTTGTAAACAGTAATAGCAAAGAATTATTTTCTGTTTTGAAAAAACATAATCTTGAACCAATATACTGTCCGTTGCGACATAGATTTTTTTGGGACGGTGGTTGGCATTGCCTAACACTTGACATCAGACGAAGTGGTAATCAAAATGACTACGGAATTTGAACAGTATCTTAGATCATGGATAGAAGAATTTCTAAGTAAACCAGAGGCTCTACTCAACGGCTTGCCTCCGTGTCCTTATGCTAGAAAGGCTAGGATAAAATTTATAGAAACTGACAATTACATTTTCGATATTACGCAGTGTTTAGAAAATTGGTCTACGGAGTATGATGTCGTGGGATTCGTATGTGGCGATGTAGACCCGACTAATTTTATACTAGATGTCAGATGTCTAAATGACTATTGGCTGTCTAGAGGATTCGTATGTTTAGAGGATCATAAAGATATACCGGAAATATTCCATCACTTAAATTTCAGCAACGGTCGATACAATCTTATATTAGTACAGCAGAAAGAAAAACTAAATTTGGCTAGCAAACAACTAACTGATGCAGGATATTATAAGAATTGGCCAGAAGGTCTGTACAATGATGTAGTATCTTGGAGATCAGACAGGGCCTAATTCTTCATAACCGTCAATTTCTTTCTTATAATTTGCTGCGGCGCCTAGGTATAGATATTTGAAGCCTCTGTGTTTATAGATAGCACAGGCATTCTTTAGACTTTCCATGCCCAATCGTAGATCCGGATTGATATAGTCCCACGCAAACTGTAATGCTTCTGCGTTTTTAGCATCATGTATTTTAATCATATCCCAAGCTACCAATTGGCCATTATCAAAATATCCCACAATGTCAACTGAGTTATCAGTGTATTGATTTGGAAATATGGGCATGACGCTATCGAATTTTTTGTATCTGCAATATTTTTCGTAGATATCGTTGAATTCGGAGAACTGACGATCGCTGACATATTGCCATTGGTGTTCTTGAACCATGGTCTCATAGTTAGTTTTGCTTAAATTAATACGACAAAATTTCATTTTATTAAATGACTCAATTCTGGAAAAGTCTGAGAAAAATCAGTTCCTCGCTGTGCGTCCATGGTAGAAATATAGTCTCGAAAATCCGGCAATAGATTAGCATGATCTTCTTTGTCCATCCAATCTAATATGCCTTCCCAACGTTTCCAGCCGTACGGGTTGACTTCCCAAAATTCTGTATCCTGTGTATAGTTGTCCCACAACCATTGCTGTAGTTCTGCAAATAATTTTCGTACTTCGAGTTTATCTTCTTTAGGTAGTACACGTAGACTCAACCAAGTTGGTATCCATAATAAATGTACGCCTACTAGTCCACCACCCATCACTTGGCCTGCTGCATTTAGATCAAAGTTTATTTTGTTAAATTTCATACGCACCTTCCACTTAATAAAATCTGGAACATGTTTGATGTTTAATATCTGTACTGCCATAGCGATGTTGGTCTGTATGTTGTCTGGTGCATTATCTAACTTAACCAGGTTGGATTCTACTTCTTTCCAGTCTAATGGATAGCGTATGTATTCTCCTCGTGGTCCAATGCCGTCTAGACTAACTCCTACTTTTACTTTGCGGAACTGACTCCATATTTCTATAATCTCATCATTAACCAGAATGCCATTAGTATTATAACGTAGACTAATCTGTCCAGCATATCCACGAGCAATAATTTCTAATAAGAATACTTTATGCTCTTTAATTAATAACGGTTCGCCACCTGCAAAGTACAACTGTTTAATGTTAGGTATTTGATCATAAATTTCTGCCCAGAATGCAGGGTTCTCATACCACTTGTTGTTGAAGTCTGAACTTTCCCAACTCATTTGTTTCTTGATCAATGAGCTAGTGAATATAGGAAACACCTTTTTATGATCGGCAACCCACATACTGCTATCATGCGGACTGCACATAATACATTTTAAATTACAAGTATGACCTAATCTTAAATCTAAGTATTGTAGTTTATATGGAATTGAGCCGTCTAGTTCTGTTTCAGCAATCAGTTCTTTAATATCGATCTTTTCATTTAGGTGCCAGGTGCCAGTTTCCCAAATACGCTTACTGGCAATCCCCTCTGCTTCTTCTTGAAAGCATTTAGTGCAACTAGCAGGAACCGCTCCCTCTAGCATAGTCTTACGTACTGACTTCATATAGTCATTGTTAAATGCACTTGTGGGAAGATCGTTAGCAAAGTTTGCCGGCTCCCCATCTTCTTTTTTAACTAGCCCAACTGTATAATCTCCAGAGTCGGCTCCGCTGGCATTTGCAACACAACAGATACGCATGTCTCCGTTGGGTCTTGTTGCTAGATGTATCCAGGGCAACACACAAAAACTAGGGCTACCGGATACACCTTTAATTTGTTCCTGCCATTTACCTATTTGGGTATCGGTGGACTGCATCCAAAATACTTTATTCATTAAATTCATACATATTTCTTACCTATTACCATCCATCTAGTATAGAGTGGAAGTTCTAACTCACCGGCCCATATAACATCGATACCACATTGAGTTTTAAATTCTTCTAACGAGACCGCAGTGCGAATGTGCTCAGAAATATCATAATTATTACCTTGTAACACTAACAGACTGTTATGTGGCATTACGCTTCTCCATGAATCAAATTGATCCTGTGTAATATGCTCACAGCTGGTATTGATGATAACATCTGCATCACTTCGTATTTCACACATGTCTGCGGTAATTGCACGAAATCTACCAGACATTTCTTCAATCTTATTCATGTTAACGGCAATAGGTTCGCAGGTGGGATCAATATCAATACTACGAATGTTAATTATCGGAACATCGCTTTGAAACAGCATACTGGCCAGTACGCCTACCCATCCACCATGGATGTCTATAGTAACAAATTTTGTTACATGGTTACGAAGATTTGTAATCAACCATTCTTTGCTCTTTAGCTGACCACTCCAGAAGGCATCCATGGTCCGCATAGGATCGGGACTTTGACGAATAGCCTGCATCCAATAGTGCAAATGTTCTGTATCAACTAACAAATTGAGCTCCTAACTTATCAAACTTTCCGCATTGCTTGCTACACTCTATTAATGGCTTGCTAGCCCATGAGTCTTCTATGGTCTTGAAATACCCCGAATCGAATATCTCTTTCATGGTATTTTTATTTAGATTGGGGAATACGCCCACGGAATCCATGTAATCGATTCTGTTGTCCTGATTAGTTAACTGCCATGAAAAGTCTAACCAACAGCAAGGACTAACTGTGCCATCCGCCGCAACGTAGATCTGTTTGTATTTTTGAGCCTTGCATTGTATTTCCCAAGGAACCATCGACTGTACGTTTGCAGTTAGTGTTGTACTGACTTCTGTAGGATATAAAATATTAACGGTCTTGCCGGACTCATCTAATACATTAAACTTGCCATCTTTAAATCTGCTGGTGTGTTTAGTTGTAAACTTTTTAAATTTCATGTCATTGCTTATTTTTTGACATTCTTCTATCTGGTGTTCGTTGTGCTTAAAGACTAGCATGTGCCATTCAGCTTCACCGCCTGCTTGGATAAATGCCCACGCATTTTTTATAATCTTGTGCCAGTCGGTGCCGACCCGATACAATTTGTGTGTGTCTTCTAGTCCATCTATACCAAATGTGACTTTAACTTTGTACTTGGCTAGGGCTTTCCACCAGTGAACGCTTCTAGCACTACCGTTAGTGTGCATACTTATGCGTATGTTAGGATTGATTTCTCTCAAGTATTGAAACACTTGTAAACACTCGTGTGCCATGATAGGGTCGCCTAAGTTGCCGCACATAAACAGACTGTCTAACTGTTGAATAAATTGGACTGGAAACCACTCTTTAAATTGTTCTAGCGTTATTTCATTTAGATTCATCAATGGGTTTAATACGCCGCCATTGATTCGTCGTGGGCACATAGGGCATCGTGCTTGACACTTGCTGGTTAATTCTAGATGTATGTCTCTGATATCTTCTAATTTATACATTTTGGTATCTTACTATCTGCCGAACTCACACAGCTAGGAGTGATGCAGCGTTGCGGTTCCTTAAACAATTCAAAATTGTCTAATGTACCTAAAGGTGCGTCGTGACAACTATAACTTCTCTTTACCTCATTACCTCTTATTATAACACTTTGATAACCACTATTGCAACTCCAACCTTGAAATTTATTGAATCCAAAAGCATTAAATCGTTCTGCTTGATCAAAAAGATATTCTTGACCTGTGTGATCGTACAGAGCAATTTGGTAAACTTCTTCACCTTGTGATGTTTGAGGAAACCCAGTTTGTAATAGTCTTATCATTTCCTCAGTATACCCATCCACCACACGACTCGCAGTGGGATCACTTTGTGGTTTCAGTGTTACATTAATTCCTCGAGCATGCAGTCGAGCCATACGTTCATATAGATCAAAAAACTTTTCCGGAACCATGACTTGATTGATAGTAACGTGTACTAGTTCATATTGTAACTGTAGGCACTTGTCACCAAACTCTTGTTCGCGGGCAAACTCATCGTGAAAACTGGCTGTGATGCTTCTGCGTTGTAACAGCGCAGTATTGGCACACCAAGTGTTCCACCATTTTGATCCTGGCGACAAATTAGTGGTCATATGTATGCTTTGGTAAGGACTTTCGGTTTCGTCTAGGTGTTTGACCAAATTCGGAAATTGTTTGTAGGCTGTGGGTTCACCCCCACTGAAACTCCAATGGAATTCATTGAAGCCATTTTGGCGAGCTTGTTTTTTGATTTCGTCTATGGCGTTGGTGTAGACTTCAAATGGTTGGTAATCCATTTGGTCACTGCGAGCATAGGGCCAGCAGTAACTACAGTTGTAATTGCAGAAGCGACCTAGAATCCAACTGGTAGAAAACAATGGACGATGCAACATGGTGCGTTGACCAAATCTTGTTATGGCATCAAATGGTATTTTGGTGAAGTCTTGTGTCATGATCTGACAGTATTTAACTACAAAAGTCTTGACCTTTTGCGTTTGCGGTTATATACTGTATGAGTGGTCGTGAGTGGAATGGTATACCTCCGGTCCGTTGTGAAACGCATTTGGGCAAGGGCAACGTCTTAGACATCGCTTTGTAGGTTCGAATCCTACCGACCACACCATATACTACGATAAGTAGAACTACATAACTAAAAGGAAAAAGATATGTCAAACACAGTAGAACAACTCAAAACAGACTTCGAAGCATTCTTGGCCGAGGACGCAAAATTCACAGCAGGTAACGGTGCAGCAGGGACTCGTGCTCGTAAAGCACTTCAAGAAGTTGCCAGAGGAGTCAAAGCTCGACGCAATGAAATCACAGAAGAAAAGAACACTCGCAAAGAAGCCAAGGCTTAATCATGAGCAAGCAAGATCTTGACGATC